ATCCTTCTCGCTGTACCACTTGGCCCTGGCGTTCTCGGTGGAAATGTAACACAACAACGAGGACGCCCCCGCCAAACTGGTTGGCAGGGGCGTTTCTCGGCGTGTCGCGTCAGAGGCCGTTCACCGACAGACCGTGCACGCGGCAGGCGTAGATCATGTCGTTCTCGGTCATCGTGTCGAGGCGGGTCGAGGAGTACGAGGTGGCGTTGTGAGCGGTCAGGGCCGCTCGCAGTTCCGCGATCGTCGGCTCGCTCGTCGGCTTCCACTGGTTCAGCGGAGTCACGTCGTTCTTCACGTCATGGTTGGCCATGTCACATCCCTTCTTCAGGCGGTGGACCGCCAGCGTCGGGCTGTCCCTCATCTTCGGGCATCATACCGCCCTGCATCGCCATCTGCTGTTCGTACATGGCGGCAACTTGCTCTTCGTGGATCTGGACGTGCATCGCCATCTGATCCTTCTTCCAGTCCGGCCAGGCCTCGTACTCCTGGCTCATCCGGAAGCGGTTGTGCTCCATGATGTGAACCATGTGGTCGTCGAAGTCGTCGACCTTGACCACAGGCGGGATCATCTGCTCCAGCATCGCGGCGGTCTCGGGGTCCACCATGCCGATCTGCTCGACGATGTCGTCGAACTGCGACCCCACTTCGGCCTCGTCGACCGGGGGGCCTCCGGTGGCCGGGATCATCTGGGCGAGGATCTTGCCGCCGTAGGTGGCCCGGTTCTCGGCGATGCTCTCCTCGGTGATGAGGCGCATCTTCATGTTCTCGCGGTTCGCCTTCTTGCGGGCGGCATCGGTGACCGACAGGATGCGCTGGGCGCCGCCGACCTCCATCAACTGAAGGGCGATGTTCGGGTCCGTGATGATGCCCATGCTGAACATGTCCATGACCGTCGCCCGCTTCGCCGCCTGGGACTGCCCGATGCTGGACCCCGGCTCGACACGGATGTCCGTGCCTCCGGCGATGTCGGCGGCAGAGAGCGTCAGCGTGTCGAAGGAGGCGTCACGACCGATGACCTTGATCTGCCGGGGCACGTCCACGAACTGCTGGAACAGCGCGAGCGTCTGCGTGGCGATGCGCTCGAAGCCGTCCTCGACGTTCTGGTACTGCGGCGTGAGGTACTGGTCGTCCTTCTCCTGAAGGAAGGAGATCGCGGTGCCTGCGGTGACTCCGGGAGGGGCGTCGCCACGGGAGACCTCGTGCTGGCCCGACAGGTCCTCGAAGTCCTGGAGGATCTGCCCGCCCATCTGCGCGTAGTACTCCGGGATCGGGGCAGGCTGGACCGGCGCCGGGGGCTGGAAGCCCTGGTTATACAGGATGATCTGGCCCGGCTCGTTCGTGATCTTGTTCGGGTCGATCGAACCCTTCTGGGCGAGGATCTGCGGACGGCCCATGCGCTTCGCGATCATCGCCAGGTCCGAGCGCCACTCGTTGTACTCCTTCTGGAGCGGGATCAGGTCGACGAGCGGGCTGTCGGCGTAGAAGGTGTCGTTGAAGAGGTGCTCGAACTTCGTGTAGGGCTGTTGCCCGTGCGCGTAGGGGAGGCCCTGGTTCATTACGGCGACCAGGACGTCCTCGATCATCACGATGAGTCCGCCCTCGGGCAGGAGCGGGCACTGCTTCGGCTGGACCCACATCTCGTAGATGACCACGCTGTCGAGGTCGCTCCGGGGCACGTTCTGGAGGTTCAGGTAGGCCTCGTCGAGGAGGGTGTTCGCCGACACGGTGGAGGGCGAGAGCCGGGCGCCTTCGAGTTCAGCGGCGTAGAACTGCTTGACCCACTCGATGTTCTTGACCTGGGCGTGGATGACGTAGGGCTGGTCGTCGACCTCGCGCTCACGCAGGTCCGGGACGAAGAGGTGGAACGGCGTCGTGGCCCGGAACATGACGTCGCCGGGGACAGTGGTCCCTGGCTCGGCTCCGGGCACCTCGATGGTCGGGTCCCACCACACCTTCATGAAGCCGTTGCCGGTGATGCACATCCACCACAGCGACCGGCTGTACTCCCGGCGCAGGCGACGGCGGGACTGGTACGACTCCCAGACCTGCTCTGCGGCCTGGGCCGACGCGGTGTCTTCGTCCTCGCCGGATGCCGGGATCGCCTCCACGACAGGGAGGGTGGACAGGAACTTCGAGGTCTCAGAGCGGACGTAGGAGCGGAGCCGGTTGACGACCCGCTTGTTGTAGTACTTCGGGGTCCGCGAGACGGCCAACTTCCCGGCCACGCCGTTCGGCAGGGCCTTGCCCATCTGGTCGACCCACTGATGGCCGAAGACGTTGGCCATGTTCAGGTACCACTGGCGCTGTTTCTGCGCTCGGGCGTTCATGCACCGGGAGAACTCGTCGGCGACCCACTTCGCGAGGGCCTTGCCCTCCTTGGACCCCCGGTACTTCTTCAGGTCGTCCAGCGACATGAGGCCCTGGCCATCGGCCAGGACGACGGGGTTATTCGACTGAAGTTCCTCGGAAGCCGGAGCCAGGGAAGAAGTCGTCGAGGAAGGCGCGCTCGGCATCTGTCATCTGCTCCTCAGTGTCATCCCGTTCGCCCAGGCGTTCGTGGATTCGCCGGATCTCTCCCTCGTCCGAGGGGTCGTAGTCTGCATCGTACTGCTGGGACAGGCCCATGGCCTGTATTTGCTGGAAGGACAGCGGGTCCTTCACCGACAGGAGGGCGACGACCTTGTCCAGGACCTTCACCTCGGCGAGGCGGACGTCTCGCTGGGCGTTGGCCGAGGCCTCGATGCCCCTACTGATCGCTCGCGGAATCAACCACAGCGCCAACGTGGTCGAGATACCGACGAAGGCTATCAGCAGTGCGAGAAAGGTCAGGTCCGAGTTCACTGTTCACTCCATCCAGGAATCCGCGGGAGTAGGAGGAGCGCTCCTGAGCGGGGGTCGGCTTCTCGTCGAACATGGCGGCGAGCGCGAGGACGATGTCCTTGCAGAGGTAGATGCGACCGAACTTCCGCCCGGTGATCTTGTCTTCGGCATAGAGGCCGGTGTCGATGAAGGGTCCGACCGACGACCCCGTGAGGTAGCAGACGGCGGGCTGTTCCGTGGGGGCGGTCACCACGACGGGGTTGAACGACATCAGTAGTACTCCATCTCGTCTTCAGCGGCGTCGGAGACGCTCCACTGATCGGTAGCCGATGCTACCTCATTCTGGCGGACCATGGCCATGACACTCGCGAAGTCGAGCGTCTGCGGGTGCTCCAGGCTCGGGTAGATCTCTCGCTCAGGGGCGAGATCCGGCATCAGCGAAGCGCAGTACCGGAGGCTGTCGAAGGCGTGGTCATCCTTCTTGTGGATCTGTTCCTGGGCGTTGAGTTCGTAGGCCTTCTTCTGGCTCTCGTAGGAGGCCCAGCGCAGGCGCTTCAGTTCCCGGATCAGGTTGGCGCAGTTCGGCGAGATCATCCAGCGGGGGCGAGGCACGCCGTCGCCGAAGTAGCGGGTCCACGGGCTGTTCTCGTCGACCCGGAAGTACTGCTGGAGTTTCTCGGTGCCGATGATGACGTCTCGCGGGATCTCGGTGCCGATGTAGATGCCGTGGCTGGCGTACTCGGAGATGTACGAGATCCCGTTGATGACCTTGGCGTTGCCGTTGTTCGGGTCTCCGACACGCACGTCCGGGGTCCGGCGCCAGTCCTTCTCGCGCGCCAGCACGATCCGAGCGTGCTCGGTGACCTCCATCTTGTTCTGGTAGTGCTCAGCGAAGGTGACCACCCGGCCATCCTCGTAGGCGACCGTCCAGAGCCAGGCTGTCGGGTTCGTCCAGCCGAAGTCGACCGAGGAGTACCACTTCGCCTCCCGGCTCGGCATGAACGGCTCCGACAGGACGTGGGTCTCCTTCGAGAAGTTCGGGAAGACCAGGCCGGAGCGGGCGACGAAGGCGCCCTCCTCGCGGATGGACCGCTCCTCCTCGCTCATGGCGAGGTAGAACTTGCCTCGGGACTCCTGGTCGCCCGCCAGGTAGGGGTTGTCCTCCTGGCGCAGTTGGAAGGTGTCGACCTCGGTCATCTCTCCGGTCTGGCTCGGCTCCCACAGCAGGTCGAACGTCCAGCCGATGCCCTGAACCGGCGTCGCCGCCATGATCCAGATGCCGCCGTAGTCGACCAGACGCACGACGTTCTCGTTGAAGACCGCCTGCGGAGGCTCCTCGTCGAAGGCGACCATGTGCAGGGGGACACCACCGTGCTTGTCGAGGTCCATCTGGTGCGTCAGGAACTCGATCGTGGAGCCGTTCGACAGAGTGAGCGTCAGCGTGCGGGTGTCCCAGGAGTCCTCCCAGGAGCCGTTGATGAGGTCCGAGGTCGCCAGCCACCGCTTCAGTTTGGGCAGGATGATCTTGTCGACACCCTTGACGATGTCGACGACCACGAAGCGGCACTGGATGGCGCCGTGGCCCCAAGCCTCCGGGCGAGGCCTCCACGGGTGCGTGTCGGTGGCCTGCCAGATGACCTCCATGACCTCGGAGTCGGTCTTTCCGGCGCGGTTGGCGCCTGCCACGTACCGGCCCCACGCCTCGGAGCGGTGGAACTCCTCCTGCTTCGGGTAGGGCTTGTACGAGAGGCGGTTGCCCTTGGAGATGGACGACGCCAGTTCCTCGCGTGCGAAGTCGAGGAGACTGGCGACGTCGTAGTCCTTCTTGACCGGCATGTACTACCTCACGGGGTCGAACTGTCCGTGGCTCCGAGGGCCACGAGGGCCTGGATGACCGACAGGAGAGCGACGTTACCTCCGCGTGAGCCGCTGATCGTGACCCCGGTCAGCAGGGGAACAGAGTCCCCACCTCGATGCGTGTGCGGTCCCGGCGAAGCCTGGAACTCGCCGACGCCGAGCGTGTGGTGCTGAGCCTCTCTGCGCGAGTTCACGTCGGAGTTCGTGTGGAACTGCTCGACGAGTTCGGCAGTGGGGTAGGGGGTCGGCGCGGATGCTCCGTCGCCGTCCCCCATCGCGCTACCGAAGGACATGGTTACTTCCCGTGCTCGGACGTCTGGAACGACGGCGTGTTCGGGTTGTCCACCGCGAAGCCGAAGACGACACGGGCGGCGGCGTAGCCCTGGAGGATCGGCACCGTGAAGGCGGCGACGTCGAAGGCCGGGCTGGCGATGTCGACCATCGTGGCGATGAAGGTCAGCCCGCCGATCACGTCGAGAACGGTCCGAAGGGCCTTGCGGACGTTCGGGTTCTCGATGTGGACGTTGGGCGTCTGCGTGGGAAGGGGCGTGCTCGTCATGGTTACTCCTCAGTGGTGAGTTCGTCGAGGGCGTCCTCGGCGAGGGCGACGATGGCTTCGAGAGCCTGCTTGACTCCCGGCATCGGGTCCACCGGACCGGGGTCCGGCTCGGTGGTGACGGGCGGCAGGCCCGTGACGGGGTCGAGTGCTCCGGTGCGGAACTTCTCGGCGTACTCCCGGATCTTGGCCGGGACGAAGTTCGAGCACTGCGTCGCGTAGAACTCCTTGTGGAGCCTCAGCGCCTCCCCCGCCAGGCGGGGGTTCTTCTGCTCGATCTTGAAGACGACGAAGCCCAGGGTCCGGTAGCCGAGGTCACCCTGCTCGGTGGTGATGAGCGGGTCGCACTCGGCCTTCCAGGCGTAGGGGTTCCGGCGCCCGGTCGTCAGCGCGATCTTCTGGAGCGGCATCGTCTTTGTCACCCGGCCAGCCGAGATGACGAGGTTCGCGCCGACGTCCTTCGTCGCGTTGAGGTAGTCCCGGTTGCCGTCGTGAGTGCCCGCCTGACCGGGGAGACCCCACCAGTGGATGTGGCCCTCGATCGGGTCGTACTCCACGCCGTAGTACTTCGCCAGGCCGGTGTTCCAGTCGCGGGCGGCGAGGTACTGCTGATCGAAGACCTCTTCGTAGTGAATCCAGCCGGGGAAGTCGTCGGCGGTGAGGTCGACGATGGAGGGCGTGTGCTCCGGCTCGGTGCCGGTCTCGATCGGAGGCGGCGTGACGACAGGGAACATCTTCGCGTCGGTCTGGTCGCCGTAGGTCCCGTCCACGGTGAGGTTGTTCTCGGACTGGAAGCGGGCCACGGCGCCGGAAGTCACCGGGCCGTAATGGCCGTCCGCCCCGGAGATGCCGAGGTCGTAGCCGCGCCGAATGAGTTCGGTCTGGATCTCCGTCGTGGAGCGCTTCCCCGGAATGGCGTTGTAGCCGTTCGTCGGGAAGGCAGGCTCGGGCGCAGGCGGGAACGCCGTCTCATCGGTCTGCGGACCCCAGAGCGCATCGGGCGTGAGGCCCATCTGCGTCTGGTAGATCATCGTGCCGAAGGAGGTCTTCACGCCCCAGACGTTGTCGACGCCGCCGACACCGATCTTCCGCTTCTCCTCCAGGAACCGCTGGATCTCGGAGACGGCTCGGCCCGAGCGGTTACCTCCGGCGAGGATCAACTTCGCCCGCTCGGTGCTCTTCGGGCCGAAGACGCCGTCCGGCTCCAGGCCGATCCAGGCCTGGTAGGTGCGGGTCGACTCGGTGGTGCGGGGACCGTACTCGCCGTCGACCCCGCCCGTGTCGAAGCCCAGCGAGACCAGGAACTCCTGGATGCGGGTCGTGCTCCACTCGCCTGTCGAGCCTGCCGGGACGCCGACAACCTCGGTGAGCGAGCCGGTGTACTCGATGTGCCACGGCTCGACCTGGCTGAAGGTGTAGCCAGCCGGGTTGAAACCGAAGGCCGGGGCGTTGGCCCGGAGCCAGTTGGCACGCACGGTGCCGAACCGAGTGACGCCAGGGTCACTGCCGGAGTCGTAGACGTCCAGCGCTCGCGGGCCAATCGGCCCGTTCTCCTCATGGTTCGAGGTTCCGGGCTTGGCCGCGAGCGACCCCTGCCCGGTGACGTACAGGTGGTAGAGGTACTCCTGCTCGGCGCGGGTGCGGGTGCCCGAGCGGACGTGGAGCGTCAGGCCGAACTTCGCCTTGAACGCCTCGGCGAGACGGTAGAAGGCGGCGGCGACGTTGTCCTCGACACGCTGACCGTCGATCTGGACGTAGACGTAGGCCATGACCGTTCCTTACGCGATAGCCGACAGCCTCCACCACGTAGCGCTTTCGTTCCAAGCGTTCGCGGCAGAGTTAGTGAGAAAGAAGCGGAATCCGTCGTACTGAGTGGCGTCGACACCGCCTGCGTATCCGGCTCGATGGCCGATGACGTTATTCCCGGTGCTGACGAGCATCTGGCAGATCTTCGCCCCTGCCGTGCCCATCATGTTCGTGAACTCGATCCAGCCATACTGCACAGCCCCGGAAGCGAGAGCAACGCCCCACGAAGGTCCACCTGTCGAAGACGAGGCTTGGGCAGTGTTCGTGAGAGCCCAGTGGTTCTCCTGGTCGTATCCGGAGGTCTTCTCGACCCCTCCCGCTCGCAGACAGAGCGAGGAACCGTTCGCATCCCCGGTGTTCGTCATGAAGTCGAGCCGATAGCGCTTGAACCGTGTCGAGAAAGCGCCGTCGACAGTGATGGACTTGGCACCGGAGTTCGGGACGATGTACCCCTCGGTGTTGACCGAGGCGTTGACGAGAGTGTTGGGACGTATGAGGTAGGCACCATTCTCGTTCGTTACCCAGACACCTCCGACGCGACGCCAGAGGATCTTGGAGCCGTCCGACTCCTGGTAGGTGTCACCGTCCTTCGGCGAGTCCGGGAGAGTACCGATGTTAGCGGCTGGGCCGTACCACTGCCGGTTCTGCTCGTCGGGGTCGCCCACGGCGGTGTCGAGCGTCAGGAAGTTCTGGTTCAGCGTGTCGATGTCGGCGACCTCGTCAGGAACGTAGGTGCCGGTCGAGCCTCCACCGGGAAGGTAGAGACCGAGGTTTGGGGTAGTACCAGCCATCAGCCGATCTCCTTCATAGCGGACTGGACCTTGATCTGCGCCAATGTACCATCGAGGCCTCGCCGGATCTTGTCTTGAACGTCCTTCGGCGCGTGTTCCTGGATCAGTTCGAGCAACTTCAGCACGACCACACGGGCGTTGTTCGCCTCGATCGCCTGCGGGTCGTAGCGGCCCGACATCTTCAGCAGGAACTCAGCGGACCGCTGGTCACCGGCCTCGGCGTTGGCCACGACCGTCTGAATGGCGGCAGGCACCGAGTCGGACAGGAGGTTCTCCAGCCGCTCCTTATACAGCCTGGAGAAGAGGGGCTGACGCATCCAGTTCTGGAACGTCCCATATGGGACACCGATGTCGCGGAGTTTCGACGCGACAGTCCTGCGGTCCTCGGGATTCGACAGAAGCACGATGGCGGTGGCCTGCTGGGGAGTCAGACCTGCGTGCGGATCGGCGTCGATGCCCCTCTTCTCCAGAGCCTCCTTGAACTCGTCGGTGGCGAAGACCGTCTGGTAGGTCTTCAGGCTCATCTTCGGGTAGAGCGTCCTAGCCTCTGCCGGGGTGGGGAAGGTGCCGTGGCTTCCCCACCACATGTCGACTGCGGCCAGAACGTGACGGAAAGTCGGGGAAGAAACACCTTCCGGCACGCTCTGGCGCAGTACCCGCCCATCGGGGTTGAGCACAGCGATCTGGTCGCCCTCTACTTGGAACGGTCGGACCACTTCTCCTTCAGCCATTCCTTCACCACCCCGTAGGTCACAGAGATCCCGATGACGATCCAGAATACGGCCTCGATGTAGCCCGAGGTCCCCGACAGGTCAGGCATCAGCGTTTCCGGCCCTTGTCCTTGAAGTAGCGGGTCTGCTGAGTGACGAGCGCCTCGGCGCCTGGGCGACCCCAGCGGGTCTCGCTGATCGCCTCGAACAGCGGCGACGGCATCCGGTCCGACTCCATGTAGGTCCGGACGTGGATGTCCCGGACCCGCAGGGCCTTGGCCGTCTGCGCGATCGAGCCGAAGTGCTTGACGATCCGCGCCATGGGCGAGCCGAGGCCGGGCATCACCCGGTCGGGCAGGCGAGCCAGCCAGCGCTGATCGGTGCGCCAGTTCTCGAAGGCGTCGTCGATGCTGTCGGTGGCGTACTGCCGCTGGAGTTCGTCGTCCATGTGCAGGCCGCGCTTCTGGCAGAGGTCGAGCAGAGCCGCCTTCAGTTTCGGACTGACCGACTCCTTCCGCCCCTGGGCCACGAGCAGGAGGTGGTTCTCCCCGAAGCCATACTCGCGGGTGAAGGCGATGCGGGTCATGCCACATCGCCGGATGAGGTAGTCGACAGGGTTCTCGTTCGTCATCAGTCTTCCTCCTCGTAGAACTCGTGGAAGGCCTCCGGCGTCGTCGAGATGAAGTTGCCGGTGCCCGGCTCGTGGAGCACGTACTCGCCGTACTCGACGATGTCGAGCGTGCCCCCGCCGATCGGGATGTAGAGCCGCCCGCTGTTGCGGTCGCGGACGATCTCGTTGAGCGAGGAGTGGTCCTGGACCCACTGCCGAACGGCTTCGGCGGTCTCCTCGGTGTAGTGCACTGCCTCCAGGGAGCGGGGGATCAGGTGCACGCGGGTGATGTCCATTACTGGGTCTCCTCGGGGGGCATGTCGAACTCTCGACGGAACTGGCTTCGGGTGGTCTGGTACATGGTCGCGGCCCGCCATCCGGCCTCGAAGGCGACGAGCAGGGTCGACTCCTCCGGGCCAGGCGGGTTCTGGAGGAGGTGCGTGCGAGCGGCGAGGAACGCCTGCGCCTCGTGTCGGTCCTCGAATCGGTTTCCCATTGAGGTAGTCGCTTTCTGCTGAAAAAGGGGGGCGGGCCGAGCCTGGGAGGAATAAGAACCCGCCCCCCGGTCTGGGGGTTACTTCTCGGTCAGCCGAGAGTGCGCGAGGGCATCGAGTTCGTCCACGATCTTGCGGAGTTCCTCGACGTCCTTGCCGAGGAGCACGACAGGCTCCGCGGCGATGTAGCCCTTGTTCGAGATCTTCACGAGAACGCGACCGAGATCGCCCTCGACAGAGGCCTGGAGGTTGTCGGTCTGCACCGACAGGGGGCGCTTCGAGCCGTCGTCCTGCGAGACGAGGTTCTCGGCGGTCAGGTCGGTGACCTTCTTCTTCGCGGGCCGCGGGGCCTTCGGCTCCTTGGGGGCGTTGCTGGCGGTCATGCCTCGTCCTTTCGTTTGTGAGGTAGTCGCGAGGCTACCGAATATACACACAGACCGCAACCCTCTCGCGAA